CATAGTTACTGGAACTTGACTGGGATCTTGAGGAGTCATGAAGTGGTTTTTTAAGTAGTGGCGAAAGACCTCTTTAAAAGGACTCTTTAAGTATCTCTAAGTACCTCTTTAAGGAGACGGCTAGAGACCTCTTTAAGAACCTCTTTAAGAAGGTACTTAAAAGTACTCAGAGGGTTCTTAAAGAGCCACTTAAAGGGGCCACTTCAAGAGCTGTCCCCTGCTGTCCTCTTGGCGTATGCACCGCAGGTACCTTCTGTGGGTCCTTTAGACACTGAGTCCTGTGCAGATTCAAGGCACGTTGACTGGCTGGATTCCCAGCTTCTACGAAATCCCTACCTACAACAATGAACCGTGTGACTTCCGTATCAAGGTTCTTATGCAAGACGCAGAAGAGATTGTTGAAGAAATCTCTGAGGCGTATGACGCAGCATGTGCCTGGTATCGTGACCAGACGGGGAAGAAAAGTTTTTATGACGCACCGTTTGAGATGTCTCAAGACGGTTCAGCCGTAATCAAACTGACTGCTAAACCCAGCTACGGGGAGTTCCCGTTGCCTGTGGTAGACAGTGAACTGCAGCCTCTTGCTGTTGATTTGAAGCTGCGTGAGGGCTCTGAGATTCTCGTAGCCATCAAGCCGATGTACATCCCTCGTAAGGCACCTCGTGGTGGTCTTCGGCTGTGCCCCAAGGGTATTCAGGTACTCAAGGCTGTGACTGGTGCTGGTGAAGACCGTGGTGATTTTGATATTGCCAAAGCTTTCAGCAAGCAATCTGGGTTCAAGCAATCCAAACCAAACCTGAAAGAACTTGCTACTGTGTCTGGCGAAGATCCTGACTTTTGAGTAAGTGGCCCGACGATTCCATAAGTACGGCAAACGCCAAGCAGACGGGTTTCGTTCGGGCTTTGAAGGCAAAGTAGCTGATCACCTCAACGCATCGGGGGTTAGCTGGGAGTATGAGCAGTACAAGTACGACTTGCTCATCCCTCGTAGCTACACCCCTGACTTTGTTCTCAGTAACGGGGTAGTGCTTGAGGTAAAAGGTTACTTCGATGCGGAGGACAGGAGGCTGATCAAGCTGTTCAAGGAGCAGCATCCATCAGTTGATATTCGAATGGTCCTACAAAAACCGCATCAAAAGCTCACCAAAACAGGGAGTATGACCTACGCCCGTTGGTGTGACAAGTACAGTGTGCCCTGGTGTGAGGGTCCGATCATCCCGTCTAGCTGGTCGTAGCGATGCTATGATTCTGCCGGACAAGTGAAAGGACACCGAGACCTCTGGGGCACAGAACCGCCCTGGAGGTCTCTTTTTATGTCCCGCGTTGTTCGCAGATTGAACTGCCCCAAGTGTGGCTCACGCGACAACGTTGCTTTGTATGACGACGGTGGTGAGCACTGCTTCACCCCAGGTTGTACCTATCACGTTTCCGGTTCTTCCACTTCCTTCACAGTGTCCACCTTTGCCACTCATGATCCGCACACTGAGATCGAACCGCTTATTGGCTCTTACCACGCCATACCAAGTCGGAGTATTCCAGAGGAGACGTGCAAGCTCTTTGGATATTTCAAGGGTACCTATGGCGACAGTGAGGCTTACTTCTGGCCCATCTACGACAAGGAACGTCGTCTTACTGGCTACAAGATTCGTAAGCCAAACAAGAACTTTGTCCAGCATGGAACCAATCCTGACCATACGTTTCTCGGGCAGGAGAAGTGGAGTGGTGGCAAGCTGCTGGTTATCTTTGAAGGTGAGTACGACTGCCTTAGCTACGCAGCAACCAGGAAGAGTTGGCCGTGCGTCTCGCTACCGAATGGCGCTGACTCTGCGGAGAAATCAATCAGGAGTAATCTCGATTGGCTACTGAAATTTGAAGAGATCATTCTGTGTTTTGACAGCGATGATCACGGACAGAAAGCAGTCAAGAACGCTATCCAACTACTTCCGCCTCGCGTGGGTAAGGTTGGCAAGATCGAGAAGTACAAAGATGCCAACGAGGCACTAGTAGCAGGCGATAGCAAAGCCATCATGCAGATGGTGTGGACTGCTGCTGAGTACGAACCAGATGGAATCATCAGTGGCAGCAAACTGCTCCAGATGGTCCTAGAAGACCCCAAGACCGAGAGTGCTGAATACCCCTACAAGTTCCTGAACGACAAGCTCCACGGGCTGCGTAAAGGCGAGCTAGTTACTATCACGGCTGGCTCTGGTATTGGGAAGAGTACGTTTGTTTCAGAGATTGCGTATGACCTGCTTACGAGACAGAACGAAACAGTTGGTTATGTCGCTTTGGAGGAGAACATTCGACGTACTGCTAGGCGTTTCGTCGGTATGGATCTTAATTATCCTGTCCACATTGATCGAGGTCACTTCACTGATGAACAAATTGAGGACGCGTTCAATCGCACTCTCGGAACGGGTCGGCTATTTCTGTACGATCATTTTGGCTCTCTTGACCCTACCGTTCTGCTTAACCGCATACGCCATTTGGTTAGTGGTTGCGGGTGTAATTGGATTGTGTTCGATCACCTCTCGATTCTTGTCTCAGGTTTGGACCAAGGAGACGAACGCAGGGCGATTGATCAAACGATGACAAAACTCCGAAGCTTTGTTGAAGAAACAGGCTGCGGGATGCTTTTGGTGTCACACTTACGCCGCCCTACTGGTGACAAAGGTCACGAAAACGGTGCTCAAACATCCCTTTCACAACTTCGTGGTAGCGCTGCTATCGGCCAACTTAGTGACATCTGTGTTGGTCTTGAACGAAATCAGCAATCTGAGAACGATTCAGAAGGAACAATTGTCCGAGTTCTTAAAAATCGTTTTACAGGTTGGTGCGGTGTTTCAGGCACTGTGAAATACAACGAAACTACAGGCAGAATGTTGGAGCTTTCCGGCAGTAGTAAGCCACAACAATTCGATGATCATTTTGAATCCGACTTTTGACGTTCACGTCTCTGAGATGAACCAGCTTAAGGTGACAGCCCTTGCTGCCACTGAAAAAGCTAGGCGCGTCTGTCAGCCCTTTTTCAAGTCCAATGACGCTTGCAACCAGTTCAACTACGACCAGCTTGAGGACTTCCTTGACTTCTGCTACAGCCGAAACCTCAAGGTCTTTCTCGATGGTAACGTTCGACGTGGAGACGAATGCTCTCAAGATTAGGGACGTTACTAAGATCCACTGCTGTGCAGTATCTGACGGTACAAACACAGTTCTGTACAAGGACTCAAAGGAGTGGCTTCAGGTTCTTGAAGATGCGGATGTACTGATTGGTCACAACATCATTCAGTACGACATACCAGCAATACAACAGCTATATCCAACGTTTAAACCCAAAGGCAAAGTTGTCGATACGTTGATCCTTTGCCGGATGCTTTATCCAGATATTCTTGACCGGGACTTTAAGAAGAAGTGGGAAGGGATGCCTATACAGCTTTACGGTCGTCACAGCCTTGAAGCGTATGGGTTCCGTTTGGGTTATACCAAGCGACACGCTGGTCTTGAGGACTTCAGTGTGCTAACTGATGAACTGGCTGAGCGTTGCATCTGTGACGTTGAACTGAACCGTAAGCTTTGGGCTCGGTTGCAACCGAAGGCTGACGACATCCCTTGTGCCGTTGACCTAGAGATGCGTTTCGCGCAACTCATCGCCCTGCAGGAACGATCTGGCTTTGGTTTCAATGTTCAAGGGGCTTTGGAACTTGAAGCTGAGATCAATCAACAACTGAATACTCTCGGCGAACGATTGAGACAACGGTTCCCGTTCGTTGACGGAGGGCTCTTCACGCCCAAGCGAGACAACAAAACCAGAGGGTATGTAGGTGGTGCAGCAATGTGCCGTCTTACGGACCTCAACCCGAACTCTCGGGATCATGTTGCTTGGGTGTTACAGACACTTCTGGAGTGGAAGCCAGAGGAGTTCACCAAAGAGGGGAAACCCAAAGTGGATGAAACAGTTCTGTCGAAGATTCCTGGAGCTGAAGATTTTGTTTCACACTTCACGCTCCAAAAGCGATTGGGTCAACTCAGCACTGGCAACAATGCTTGGTTGAAACTGGTGGAAAGCGACAACAGGATTCACGGCAGTGTGATTACTGTTGGCTGCGCCACTGCTCGCTGTAGCCACGTCAACCCCAATATGGCCCAGGTACCTGCTGTCAGGTCAGCCCTGGGACCGGAGTGCCGAGCTCTGTTTGGACCTGGCCTCCTCGGGGGAGGAAGAAGCACCAAACAGGTTGGCGTGGACCTCAGTGGGATAAGGCCGCAGGACTCGCCACCAGAGACCAGGCAAAGACGTTCTTCTATGCCTTGATGTATGGAGCAGGGGCAGAGAAGCTAGGTCTGATTACGGGTCAGGATGGGGCAAAGCTGAAGCGGAAGTATTTCCGTAATATGCCCGCTTTGGCTTCGCTTTCTAAAAGAGTAGTAGCAAAAGCAGAAGATGAAGGATTTGTTAAAGCGCTAGACGGTAGACGGATAATAATCCGGTCCTCACATAGCGCTTTGAACTTCCTTTTACAGAGCGCTGGTGCCATCATTAGCAAGCTTTGGTACAACACCTGCTACGACGAACTTACGGCAGCAGGGTTTACCTACGGCGTTGATTGGTCCTTCCTAGCTCACGTTCACGATGAAGTGCAATTCGCAGTCGCAGGAGAACGCGCAGAAGAACTTGGACTTATTGCAGTCGGGTCTTCTCGCTTGGCAGGAGATGCACTTGGACTCCGTATTGCAATCGATTCAGAATACAAAGTCGGAGACAACTGGGCAGAGTGCCACTAAGACCTGCAAGGTTTGTAAAGAAACAAAAGATATTAGTCAGTTCGGTCGTAACGGTACTTGGCATCGTCCTGACTGTTTACCTTGCAACGCCAAAATGCAAAGGGATTACTTAAAAATCCGAAAGAAACATAAAACTCCTCCACTTGGTACGCCGTGCGAGTGTTGCGGTAAGACCAGTGAGAAGCTTCATTGGGATCATTGTCACGACAGCAGTGAGCACCGTGGTTGGCTGTGTAACAACTGCAACACGGGCATCGGCAAGCTAGGTGACAATATCGAAGGCGTCCTCAAAGCAGTGGACTACCTAGCCAAGGTCAATAAGCTGGGAACCCATCAAGGAGGTACTGATGACTTGGCTGCTGCTTGACGCAGATATGCTGCTGTTCCAAGCAGTCGTTTCCGCTGAAGTTGAGATTGAATGGTCCACCGACATCATCACAACTCACCTTCCTGTCAAAGAAGCTCAGTTCATTTTCAATGAGCTACTTGAAACCAAACGCAACCAAGCACAAGCTGATCGATTCACGCTTTGTTGGACTGCTAATGAAAACTTCCGTAAGGACGTTGCACCCACCTATAAAGCACACCGTACTCGTTACGACCGTCGCAAACCTGTGGGGTATAGAGCAGTACGACGTTGGGCTGAACAGCAGTTTCCCTCCGAGTGCTGGCATCGACTAGAGGCTGACGATGTTCTTGGCATCCTCGGTACTCGATACCAGTACAAAACAGTTATCTGGTCTGGCGATAAAGATCTTAAACAGATCCCAGGTCTTCACCTAGATAACGAAGGCAACATCTATCACATTTCCCAACTTGAAGCTGATGTCTATTTTTATCGTCAGGCTCTTACCGGTGATTCCACTGACGGCTATCCTGGCTGCCCTGGCGTGGGACCAAAAACAGCGGAAAGACTTATCGAGGAAACTGGGTTTGACGAAGCCGCCGCATGGAGAACTGTAATCAGTCAGTACAAGAAGAAAGGTTTAGGTGCTGATTACGCCTTGACCCAAGCACGCCTTGCTCGCATCCTCCGTGACACTGAGTACACATTCGATGAAGTTCAACTATGGACCCCAACTTCGATCCCATCTGTCCCAGCCACTACGCTTTCGACGAAGGAGTAATTGAATGTATTGATTACATCGAAAGCCACGCCTTTGATTTTATTGAAGGCAACATCATTAAATACGTCACTCGGCACCAACACAAAAACGGTACTGAGGATCTCAAAAAAGCTCGGTGGTATCTCGACCGGCTGATCAAACGATCAGAAGAATGGGACGCCAAGTGGAGCAAACGCCAAAACATTTATCAGGAGGTTATT